GATAGCAGAAATGTGGGGACTAGTATCTGCTGCTGAAAAACATAATATTACTGTTGACTATAAACAAAATTTAGGTAGGTGTACTTTATGGAATGATAATAATTCTTCTAACCTAGCATCTATCATACATTATCCCAACCCTTTAGAATCTGATGAAGAAAAAATATTCTTTAAGCAAGACTATACTTTTAATCTAGAACAAATTATAGAGGCAAACAAAAGTAGAAACTTTTTTGATAGTATGTTACTCTCTAATATAGATCAAGAAAGAACCAACTATAGGTATTATACAGATAATGATAATGTAGATTTATTTAAATTTTATAACGGAGAAGACGGGTACATATTATATGAAAAATGGCCAGGAGGTTTTAATAATATAAGAATGTCATTTGAATTAGTAGTTTGTATGGCATATATTTTAAATAGAACTCTAGTAATACCTCCTTCTGAAAGTTTCTATTTGTTAGAAGGTGAATGTCATATAGGAGATTTTTTCGAATTAGAGAACTTAGGTATAAAATATTTAGACTTTGATACTTTTAAGAAGAAAGAAAAGCTCGATAGAGAATATAAAGAGTTTAGATTTGATTGTAAACTATTTGATCGAAAAACTGACGAAGTAGTTTATAATTTCGAAAGAGTAAATCCTCCAGATAAGTTCCTTAAAGGTAGAGACTTTATAAATATGAGAGAAGAAATATCTAAAGACGATAGGTATGTATATTTTCATCGAAATTTGTTAGGTCATTTTTATCAAATACTATACTGTAAAGAAATAGATAGCTTAAAAGAACTAGTTAGAGATAATATTAGATATAAAAATAAAATATTTGATATTGCATGGCTGTTTATTAATACTCTTAAAGATAAAGAATATTATGCAATACATATACGTAGAAATGATTTTCAATATAAAGAACTACATATTAGCTGTGAAGAACTATATGAAAACATTAAAGATAGAATACCAGAAGGAAGTAACTTATATATTGCAACAGACCATCCAGATAAAGAATTTTTTAACTTATTAAAAGATAAGTATAAAGTTTCTTTTTTTGAGGATGTAATTAAGAAATTTAATTACCTAGAGTACGATGAAAACTGGGTTCCTATATTTGAACAATTAATTTGTACTCGAGCTACTAGATTTATCGGAACAGATTTATCTACCCTGTCTTCTTATGTATATAGATTGAGAGGCTACATGAATGATATTTCGGATACTAGTTATGGGATTACTACTAAGAAGTATGATGATAATGAAATATTATTTGAATTAGAGTCTTCTTGTAATGGAGGTTGGGTTAGAGAATACCCTAATGCTTGGATGATAGATAACTCTAAGATATTTGTATCAATTGCTAGTTACTGTGATGGAGAGATATTTAATACACTAAAAAACTTATACAAGAACGTATCCAGTAATAGTAGAATAAATGTCTGCGTTAATTTACAAGATACTCAAGAAACTTACGATAGACTATTAGAATTTAATTACCCAAATTTAAATATTCTGTTTACTAAAAAAGAAGATGCTTTAGGAGTAGTAGTAGCTAGAAATAAAATAAAGAAAGAAATCACTTATGAACCTTATTTTTTGCAAGTTGATTCTCATTCAAGATTTAAAAAGAACTGGGATTTAATTAATATTGCTCAATATAATTCTATAGAAGAACCAAAAGTTATATTAACTGCGTACCCTAATGAGTATCACGTACCTGATGAAGAAGAGAATTATTTACAGTTGCCTTTTAATGCTCCATTAAAAATACAAAACTTTCTTCAACCTGAAGACAAATACGATAATAGAAGTAAAGCAACTAATTATCCTTCTCATGAAAAATACGAACCATTTAAAACACAGTGGTGCGGAGCAGGTTATTTATTCACAAGATCTGAATGGACCAAAGAAGTACAACTACCAGATAATATAGTATTTAGTGGAGAGGAAGATTGGCAAACTCACGTTAGCTTTTTAAAAGGATGGAACTTACGTACTTGCTCCGAAGCAACTGTATGGCATAATTATAACTACAGAGTTAACAAAACAAACGAACCATATAGGGAGCATAACAATGAGTATTTAGTACAAGACAATGCTGTAAACCTACTTAACGAACAGCTATTTGATATAGAACATACTAGATCAGTTGAGGAATTAGAAGATTACTTAGACATATCTTTTAAAAAGCCTCATACAGATAAGACCATTTTTGTAGCACTAACAAGCTTTATTGATAAAGATATAAGAAATACTATACTTAGCTGTGTTAACCAAGCTAGGCATCCTGAAAACCTATACTTTGGTATCGTACTTCAATATGATAATAATAAAGGCAGTAATGAAAGATGTATAGATGACCTTGTAAAGAAGTATAATATTAAAATAGATAAGTACTATTATAAAGAATCTAAAGGAGGATGCTGGGCTAGAAATATAGTCTCAAACTTTTACTCAGGGGAGGACTACTCCTTACAGATTGATTGTCATACTAGAATGATAAAGCATTGGGATGAAAAACTTATTACCGAATTTGTTGAATTAAAACATAAAGGTATAATATCTTATTTATCTCCTGGATTTACTCACGATGAAAACACAGGACTAGATCATTCTTTTCATCATATAGAATCTAGAGACATTTTAAATAAGCCTACTATAACTGAAATTACTCAAGAGTATTGGCCAAAGTTTCAAGGATATACTAATGAAGAAAGTACTAACGGTATTAATAGAGAGGTAAGTATTTTATATTGCGGCTTTATATTTGGAGAAGGTATGTGGATAAAAGATATTAAAAATGATCCTGAGCATTACTATACCGGAGAAGAATTTATGCTATCTATAAGAGCATATACAAAAGGATATAATATATACCAACCTAAAGAAGCTATCTCTTGGCATAGAAATAACCCAGAGCATAAGCACCATCACGGTATATTTGAAGACCATGACAGTAGACATAAACATGCTATGGAAAGATTACGCATGTTAATTGAAGGAGAGGATTTAGGAGAGTATGGATTAGGTAAAGAAAGAACACTAGCAGACTATGAAAATCTAGCTGGTATAAATTTAAAACAGAGACGTGTATATAGTTAGTACCTATTTAGGACATAATGCTTCGATGACTGTATCTATTGATAGTAAAATATTAGAGGTAGTAGAGTTTGAAAGAATGACTAATGTTAAAAACGGAGGTTGTTTAGCTCAAGTAGGAGTAAAGAGCCCGCAGCTAATAATTACTTTAGTTAAGGACTACTTAATGCAAAAGTATAATATTAAACGCTTTGACTTACTTTTATTTAATCATCTAGATATTGAATTTTTAAGGAAGCATCATTTTACTAGTGAAAAACAAATACTTAATTTCTTTAATGCAGATAGGTTAGAATTAGTTCATCACCAACATGGACATATGGCCGGAGCATTTTATCAATCAGACTTACAGTACTCTAGAGGTGTTAGCTTTGATGGAGGAGGAAGTGATGGTAACTTTAATGTTTTTGAATGCCATAGAAAAGAAGGCATAAAGCAAGTTGACTACATACCTAATCATACAATTGGTATGAGACTATCTGAACTAGCACAGTATACATCTTCTATAAGGAAAGAAGCAGACTTTTGGGTAGCAGGTGGGTTAGTATACCCAGGTAAAATTATGGGACTGTCTTCGTACGGTAAAGTAAGAGCAGAATGGCTAGAGGCTTTTAAAGAGTTCTATACAGGTACGTATGAAGGAGGACCAGGAGGAGTTGGTTTAGATGCTAATTATTTAAAATTAAAAGCTACACTTAACCTACCCGACGTACTTGAAGGAGAGTTAGAAAAAGACTTAGTAGCTACATCGCAAAGGATGTTTGAATTAAAATTTGAAGAGCTAGTAGGTAAGCACTATAAAGATCAAGATACTTTTATTATAGCAGGAGGATGTGCACTAAATATCTTAAACAATCAGAGACTAAGAAACGAACGTAATATATTTGTACCGCCTAATCCTAACGATGCAGGACTGAGTTTAGGTTTCATGTTAGACTATCTTAAACCCGAACAAGCTTACGACGGTACTTTTGCTGGACCTGAGGTTTGGGATAAACATTCACTAGCAGAGTACGTAGAAAAATATGACGGTAAGTTATTAAATTTAGATAATTTAGTACAGGACTTAATGGATGGAAAAATAATAGGAGTCGTTAGAGGAGGTAGTGAGTTAGGTCCTAGAGCTTTAGGACATAGAAGTATTATTTGTCACGCTGCTGTTCCTGGTATGAAAGATATTTTAAATAAAAAAGTAAAAAATAGAGAACCGTTTAGACCTTTTGCTCCTGTTTGTAGAGAAGGAGATGCATATAGATTTTTTCATATGCAAGGACCTTGTAAGTGGATGAGCTTTTGCCCAGAGGTAAAAGAAGAACATAAAGAAGCCTTAGCATCTATTACACATGTGGATGGAACTGCAAGATTACAGACAGTTACTTATAACGATATGAATTTTATGTCTATACTATTAGGTAGGCTGAATGAGTATCATGAGTACCCAGTGCTCCTAAATACTTCTTTCAACATAGCAGGTAAACCTATACTGAATACTTATAGAGATGCTATATGGATGTTAGAAAATACAGAAATGGATGGAGTAATTTTCGAAGATTACTATATTAAAAAATAACTATTTATAATTATATGTTAAAAAAGATAAGACCAAAATACGATTGGAGTTACTTTCTTCCACCGAATCAAGATTATTCGGTTCACAAAGGAACTTGTTTAGCTCATCAACTAGATGAGTTGACAGATATACATAAAGAGTATGGGTTAGGAGAGACTTATACATCTGAAAATACAGTTATACAGCAACTGTGGTATAATGATACTATGGTTGATTTTAAAGACTTAGGTAAGCAATTAAATATGGAAGTAATAACAGTTTCATCTATTTTACAACCTCCCGGTAATACAATAGCATTACATAGAGATACTTTCTTCCAAATAAACAAAAGGTTTCCTGATGATAAAAGATTAAAAGTAAGAGCAAATATATATCTTGAAGATTGGAAAGTTGGACATATGATTCAGTATCAAGATACTAATAATTTAAATGAATGGAAAACTTCTGATAACTGGAAAGCAGGAGACGGTTATTTATGGTCTTCTAAACCATTACACTTATCTGCTAATGCAGGAATGAAAGATAAATATACTTTACAAATATCAGGTTTTTATAAAGATTAAAATGTGGAAATATAATAATAAAGTTATAGATTGCATAGAAGATATGCCAAAAGATTCATTTGGTTTTATTTATGAAGTTATTCATAATCCAACCGGACAAAAATACCTAGGTAAAAAAGTACTACAATTTAATAGAAAGCTTCCTCCTTTAAAAGGTCAAAAAAGAAAGAGAAAAGTTATTAAAGAATCAGACTGGAAAACATACTACGGCTCTCATCAGACTATAAAGACGTTAATCAAAGAAGGTAAACAAGAAGAATTTAGTAGAGAAATATTAAAGTTTGTACCAACTAAAAAGCTTTTAACATATTTTGAGTGTAAATACCTATTTATAAATGAGGTATTAGAACAAGGTGAGTATATTAATGATAATATATTAGCTAAGTTTTACCGAAAAGACTTTAATTATGAAACTAAGTGATATCATACTTAACGAAAATATAGACGAAGCAAGTGGAGGACCATCAAGGAGTATACTTATAAAGTTAATTCATGATATGGGAGCACAAAGATTTGCTGATATTATTGCTGATTTAAGAGATGAAAATTTACAGGATCAAATAGTAGATGCATTCGGTATATACAAAGATGAAGAAGGCTCAGAATTTATAAAACCTGATGTATTAAGGGAAGATAGCCACGGAGACGGTTATGAAGAAGGTAACATAAAATTAATGGGTGATATGATTTTACCTATTGATAAAGAAATGGTACTACAAGCACAAGACGATAAATATAATAGAGGTCTTCTAGTAACAAGTAAAGAAGATAGAAGTTATGATGTAGCATATTGGGCTGATAAATTTGAACCTTATCCTATAGAAGTAGAGATAGACGGTAAATCAGTTTCAAAAGATGCTAAGAATATAAAACTACTATTTCACCCAGAAATGAAATAATTATGATAAAATTAAAAGACATTATAGGATACCCATCATTACAGTACCATATAGATAATAAGCTCTCATTACATGAGCATGTCTACCGCTATAACTCTGACGCCTTTATACAACTATTTAAAGAAGCAAAAGAAGCGCTTAGAGACGAAGCTATAGAGTTAGATGAAGTTGATAGAGAGCTTTTAGAGACTACTGACATAGGGGAGTATGGAGATTATAACGGAATGAGAGTTCCTTTAGATTTACCTATGGTATCAGCAAATTATAACCCTCTGTTCGAAATAGGTGCTCTTATCGATCAAATGATTGAAAATGAAGACCTAATCGATGAAGCAGCTTCCATAGACGAAATGATTGATTATGAAATGATCAAAGAATTAGTAGAGTCTATAGGGGGTAACATAAACATGGACAAATTAAGAAAAGCAGTTTCACTACAAAACGAAAGTTTTGACCATAATGGTTTTGAAATGCTTAAAGCGTCGGTAGATTACATACCAGAAGCTGAATACAGAGGTAAAAAGGTTGCACTTAACAAACCTAAAAGAGGTGGAAGTAAAAAATTCTACGTTTATGTTAAGTCAAAAAAAGGTAATGTAAAAAAGGTATCATTTGGTGATACTGGATTATCAGTTAAGTTGAAACAAAGAGGAGCTAGAGCATCATTTGCAGCTCGTCATAAGTGTTCAACAAAGAAAGATAAAACAAAGGCAGGTTATTGGTCATGTAATATTGGCCGTTATTGGAAATCACTAGGTGGCGGATCAAACTTCTCAGGATACTGGTAGACCATACTCTCAATTAGAGCAAGATGGTTATATTTTAAGAGAGTTTTCTAAGGAAACAACTTCTCTCGAACTTGTATGGCATAGAGATAAAGTTGATAGGTATGTAGAACCGGTTAAAGAGTCAGACTGGTTATTTCAATTAGATAATGATATACCACGTAAATTAGGCAAAAACAAACTATTTATACCCAAAGAGACCTATCATCGGTTAATTAAAGGAACTGGTGATTTAATAGTTAAAATTTGGGAAGTCAATGAAACTTAGTACAATCATATTAGAAAATAGATTTGAGCAAGAAGCAGCAATGCTTCAAGGCGAACTTAGAGATTCATTTAACAATGATGAGATCTACGTTAATATGGGATATTATGTAAAAGACGGACCAAAGGCTTCTAAAGGGTTTGGCAAGATAACTTTTAGACAAAAAGAAGAAGTTGACCCTACAGAGTGGAAAAGCTTAAAGAATATTTTACAAGCAAAAGGTCTATCAATTGAGAGTGATAGTAACTATTTTGATAATGATGGCGATAGATACTATTACCCTTCTATTAAATTTGAATTCGATATCTAATGAAATTATCAAAAATAATATTAGAAAATAAAAAAGTAGTAGTTAGAAAGCAACTAAACCTTTCAAAGGAAGACGTAGATAATTTAGCTGCAACCATATCTGAAAAACTACAAGACTACCTAGATACAGAGAATATAGAGATTCTGGAACAAGCTGTTTCTGCAGCTATTCAAGAACTTATAAAAGAATAGTAGGTTTTCTGAAAAATAGTTCTTATCTTAATAAAAAAGATACGGACAGGTTATATGGATTATACTTTCCTTTTAGGATCCATTGAAAATATATTGGGCAAGAGTAACAAGAGAGCTAGAGATAACTATGCTTTTCATTGTCCTTTTTGTAATCATAGGAAGCCAAAGCTAGAAATTAATATGCATACCAACGAAGAAGGACATAATCCTTGGGAATGTTGGGTATGTCAGACTAGAGGTAGAACCATCAGATCTCTTCTTACTCAATTAAAGACCCCTAGAGATACAGCTAACGAAATATTAAAGTACTTACCAAGAGGAAGTGAAATAAGACTTAAGCAGCTATCTATAGTAGAGATACCAAAAGAGTTTCAATCACTTTATAATGCTACTAAAGAATCAGTTATAGCTAATTTAGTTAAAAAGTATTTATATGAAAGAGGACTTTCCGACAATGATTTTATTAAATATGGGATTGGGTACTGCACTTCTGGAGAATATGGAGGACGAGTTATTATCCCGAGTTATTCTGGATCCAACCAACTCAACTTTTTTATTGCGAGAAGTTATGATGGGAGCTATTTTAAGTACAAAAACCCAGAGGTCTCCAAAGACATAATATTTTTCGAAAATTTAATTAATTGGAAGACTCCTATAATACTCTGTGAAGGAGTATTTGATGCAATGGCTATCAGGAGAAACGCTGTACCTATTTTAGGTAAAACATTATCAACGTCATTATATAAAAAAATAATAACTAGCCCGCTTACTGACGTTTATATTGCTCTAGATAAAGATGCTAGAGACAGGGCCTTAGAAATATCACAACAATTACTAAACCAGGGTAAGAGAGTATTCTTAATTTCCTTACCTGATAAAGACCCTTCATATATGGGTTTTAAAGCTTTTACTGAGCTGGTACAACAAGCAGAAGAATTAGATCTATCAAATCTAATGCTGCATAAATTAGACCTATGATAAAACAAGGTATGAACATTCTTAAAGAGAATGCTAAAAAAAGATTAGATTTCAATCCTGAATTAAAACAAATAAACTTTCTAGATAGGAGAGTTTACAAAAGGTCGGAAGGAGTATATTACCCGTCCGTAACAACCATACTCCAGTATATGCCCAAGAATAAGTTTTTTGAGTCTTGGCTCAAAGACGTTGGGCATACAGCCGACTTTATAATGCGTAAGGCAGGTAAAGAAGGAACTCAAGTCCATGAAGCAGCTGAAAAGTTAGTTGAAGGAGAAGAAGTATCCTGGATGGATGATTATGGTAACGCTAAATATTCTCAAATAGTATGGGAAATGATACTTAAGTTTGCCGAGTTTTGGAAAACATATAAACCAGAATTGATCTCCTCAGAACAATTTGTATGGTCAGATAAACATAAGTTTGCTGGTACCGCTGATATTGTTTGTAAAATGAATGGAGAAACTTGGTTAATAGACTTAAAAACTTCTAATAGTATTCATAAATCATATGACTTACAATTAGCTTCATATGCAAAAGGATTAGAAGAGAGTAGAGGTGTAAAAATAGAACGTACCGGTATACTATGGTTAAAAGCTCATTCTAGAGGACCTAGTAAACAAAAAAAAGTAATACAAGGTAAAGGATGGAAATTACTTCAAATAGACGATATAGATAAGAACTTTGAATTATTTAAGTTAATTTATGAACTATATAAACTAGAAAATCCTATTACAGAACCTATATATAACAGTTATCCTACGACGCTTAAATTATAAGCTATTTATAATAAAAATGAAAAGTATATTAATAAAAAGTTGGTTGTCTGCGATATTTTTACTATCTTTATATAGTTGCGGGAGTTATACTCTTTCAACACAAAATAAAGGTTCTAAGATTAAAAGCATACTAGCCGTTACAGTGGCTGGAGACACAGTCTCAGTTCCTTATAATGATTTTATTAGAGAAAGGTATGACAACTATACAAGATTTAATTACAATAATAATTGGTACTGGAACAACTGGCGCTACGATTATAGCTGGAGGTGGAATCAATACTGGTATTACAACAACGGATATTATAATAACGGCATCTATTATGATGGCGGTAATTATAGCACACCTACTAGACCGAAGGTTCAACCGAGAAACATACCACAACCAGGAGTAGTTCCTGGAGTTCTACCTAAACCGTTAGAAGACCAAACAAGAATAAAT